TGTTGACTCCCCCCAGACCTGGAGACCCAGCACCGGGGTGCCAGTCTCTCCCGGTACTTTGATGCCCGCCGCTGCCGCCCGGTCCCGGCGCTCGGGGTAGCGTCTTTGGGCCGCCGGTGATCGGACGACCGTAGCTTGGTTTGACCGCGTTAGGCCCGCCATAGCCACGACGCATCGGCGTGATCGGACCGGGCTTCGTCGGCCCACCCGGCGTCTTCGGCCCCGGCGGCGCTGGCACCGGCCCCGGCGGCGTTGGCCCCGGTGTCTTCGGCCCCGGTGGCCCCGGCCCACCCATCGGCCCATCCATCGGCCCATCCATCGGCCCGTCCATTGGGGTGTCGGGGATGCAAATGTTAGTCGTCGACCACCAACGCCAGAGGCCCGGCTTGCTCCCCTTGATCCACTTGTGAACTTTGTCTTTGTCGTATTCGAGGCGCACTTCCACTTTCATCGGTGCGGTCTTCACGTCCTCCGGGTAGCGGTCTTTGAACTCAAGCGGCGCGTCGAACTCTTGGGTTTTCGCAAAGTAAGCGCGGTCTTTGAACTCAAGCGGCGCGTCGAACTCTTGGGTTTTCGCAAAGTAAGCGTTCGACGAAATGTGAGCTGAGACCATCGGATTGCCGTCGAGGTCCGTACCAATTGAGTGCTTGTCGCCGCTGCCGTAGCCGCCGTCAACAGGACCACACGCGCCAACCTGCGCGATGAACGTGACGCCGTGCCCGCCTTCTGCCTTTGGCGCGAACTTGCCCCAATCGTCGGGCGTCTCACGATCGCGGTCGTGACGTCCACCATTGCCGGCGTTGGCGGTGCGGCCATTACCGCCGGGGCCGCCGGTGAATCCCTTGCGGCCGCGTAGGATCGTGCCACCGCCTTGCTCGGGGCCGTCGCCGATATCGCCACCGCCAACGCCGCCGCCGCCGCTTCCCTCTCCGCGAAGGTCCTTGCCATACAGGCCACCGCGCGGTGCCGGTGTTCCCTTCACGCCGCCATGCGTGATCGGCCCCGGTGGTCGCGGCGTGACCGGGCCGCCGGTGATCGGTCCCTGCATCGGGCCACCGCCGCCGCCCGAGTTCATCCGAATCCAGCACATGCCGTAGCCGAGAATGGATTCTTGCTTACCGAGCGCGCAGTTCCACGCGAGTCCGTTGAAGTCGCCGGCCCCGAGCGGCCCGGTTGAGTTGGCGTTGAGCGGAATGACTTTCATCATTGACGACGAGCGCGCAGCTCGGCCGCCTTGTCCTGGGTCTCTATCGTCAAAGTCCATACACGGCTCTTTGTCCGGTTGGAGGTCGACGAACAACGTCGAGCACTTGCCCGGTCCGCCGACATTCGCGACGACGATGCGCGGATCGACGGACATCATCACGAGATGCTGCGCGGTCTCTTCCATGCCGGGCATGACGATCGTGTCCCAACCTTCGGGGAGCTGCGAGAAGCTCTTCGGGTAGTTGGGCATCTTGGTCTTCATCCGACCATCGGCACCGTGCATCGAAGTGATGATCGGAATGACGCCCGGTGCCTCGTCGTCGCCGGGTCCGGTGATCGGTCCGCCAGACTTGATGGCGACGGTAATCGCCGGCCACGATTGCGACCAGCAACCCGTGTCTCGCTCATCGCGGTCGCGCGTCTGCCAGAATCCCATCGGCCAGAGGTCGCCGAGGGTTCCCATGTCATCTTCTTCGCCGATGATGTGGATTGTCTCGGCCGGGTCATCGGTCTCGGCTGGGTCGGTGAGCGAGATGACGCGACCGCCGGCGATCTGCTGACGCATTCCGAGCGGCACGCCGTCTTCGTGATCTTGGAACGGGAAGAACCCGAGGTCGGTCCAGTCGGTGAAACCTACAGCCATCTAATCAAATCTCACGATGCCGAGCACGACCTTGCGTGCGCCTTCGGACATGAACCCGAGCCGACTGACCGACCGAGTGACCCCGGAGAAGTCGTGGAGCGCCCCCCATGTTTCCTCGCAACTCGATGTCGTTGGGCGGTACGATTGTCGCCACCTTGCCGACAACCGTATCGGCGAATGAGGTGTAGGTCTCGGCCGCGACGGCGCGCGAATGGTTGTAGAGTTCGCGCTGCACGTTGACGAGGGTGAAGCCGGGGAGCGACCGCGTCGCGTGTCCCTTCTCGTCGATGAGGCCACCGGTCGTCGGGTCGGGGTCGTCGAGTCCGAGCAATTTGGTGATCGTCTTTTCGGCTTCCTTGTCTCTGCGCCACGCGAAGCGCGCGGTCACTTCGGATGCGGGCACATAGACGTCATAATCAGGTCCGAGGCCGTCTTGGATCCTAAACTGTGGGAAGCTCTCGCGCAGCTCGTCGGGCGTGACCTCTTCGGTGTGGAACTGGCCCTTGTTGTTCGGGCACCCAGGGAGGATCGTGATAAGGACTTTGAACTTGAGCGTTGAGCTTAGGAATAGTTGGTTGGTTGCGTTTTGGAGTCGCATCGCCGCGCCCATAGTATGATCGTCCTGCAAGACCAGAGCGCGCACCGGAACCTCGGGTTCGTTTTTTTCGTTGACGACATGACTCGGATAGACCGCCGAGTAGGAACCGTAAGGGTCATCCATGCCGGTGATGCGGAGAATGCCGGCCGCAGCATCCTTGAAGGTGAGCCTCTGCGGACCCGGAGCTTGCTTTGTGAGCTGCTGATCGCCTTCGGGTAGCGTGGTGATGTTGTAGAAGATTCCAGACTTGCCGTTGTTCTTTCGCTGGGCGACGTGAGTGCCCTTTGCCGTTGGGACCAAACAGGCTTCACCCCAGACTGATGCCGGCTGTCGCATCCCCGAGACTGGATCGAGTAGCGCGACCCGCACCGGCTTGACGTCTTGGAGTCGCTCCATGTAGCGGCGCGAGATTCGGAAATCTTGGCGGAACGATTCGCGCACCGCGCGCACAGCGGTTAGCCGGTTCGCGTCAACTGCAACGTCCTTTACCGAGCCGCGCCGCTTCTTGCCAATGAGCATCCCTTCCAGAGACCCCTTGAGCCAAAACCGCTTGATGGTTTCAAAGGTCCACGGTTGCGCGCCGGCGACCTTAGCTGGGCCGTGTAGTTTGTGCATCGCCTTGAGCCACGCCTCAAAGTTCACCCACGTTCCGGGGCCGACGGTCTTGGTGCATGACGCACTCGACCTCGCGTTCGTAGTGGACGATGATCTTGCGCGGGCGAATCTTGTTCTTGAGGACCGGCGTAGACTTGTCACCGTCCCACGTCGCCGGCGGTAGGTTCTTGAGATAGGACTCGGCGGCCGCGAGATCGTGTTGGTTGTAGACGATGATCTGACCCTGCCGGTTGATCCACAGATTCGCGCCGGGGATGAGTGCGAGTAGTCTCTCGATCGCGACGTCGCCGCCGTCGCGGATCATCACGTTCTGCATCGTGAAGCTGGTCGTCGCGGGGAACGACGAGAAGATGATCTTGCCGCCGAACCCGTCGAAGAGCTTGTCTTCGATCTGCTCTAGTGCGTCCTGTAATGCCTCGCGTGCGGTCCAGACTTCGTCGCCGCCGATGAGCGAGTAGGGTCGGTAGTCATACTTCGGGATGCCTTCCTTGCCTTCGATCGGTAGCGTCTTCCCATCGAGGTCCCGGTCGCCTGTCTTGCGCGACATATTGTAGACGCGAGCGATTAGCTTGCGGTGCCACCGCCAGCGACGATCGGCGACGACGAACGATTGGAGGTGCGGCTTGGCGCTTGCGACTTCGTGTAGGATGAAGAGGTCCTTGATCTCGGTGCGCTTGCCGCGAGCGTCGACGATGACGAGGCTTTTCGGTTCGCCCTTCTTGCCCGAGAGTTTCTCATCCCAATCCTTCTGGTAGCAAGAGAAGGTCGCCATGTAGGGTTGGACGCCGGCCTGGAATCGCCACGCGACCGTGCTCGTCGCGGCGAGCTTTACGCCCGCGAACTCCACCGTTGGTTTCTTGACCGCTCCCATTTACTGCTGCCCCGTGGTGCCCGGTTTCACGCTGTAGCGTTCGACCATCGTCTCGACGAGAATGCTTGTCTTGATCTGGGTCTCGTTTGGGTCGCCGATCCAAACGTCGCTGACTTGGCTGACGTTGCTGATGAGGTTCCAACCCGTATCGGCGACGCCCTTATCCGGCGGCTTCTTGTTGCGAAACTGCAAGAAGCCGGCGATGCCTGGCTTGGGTATTTCGCCGAGTCTGCGAACGGGTTCCATGTCGCCGACGGCCGTGACGGTGCGCTGCGTGATCCGCTCCAGTGTCGCCCAGCCGAGGTCGACATACTTCTCGAACTCGCCGCCGCCGTGGACCGGCGTCTCGTCGATCGTGCGGAGTTCCTTGTAGGCGGCCGTCAACTGGATCTCGATGATTTCGCTGCCCGAATCCCCCGGCACGAAGAGGAAGTTGATGGCGACCGATAGGCGCTTCGCGGTCTCGTCGTAGGTGTGCCGGTGATCCTCGACCGTCCACTCGCTCGGCCCAAACGTCGAGACGAAGAGCGCCTTGAGATGCGGGAGCACCCTGGACTTGAAGACACTCTTGACGTTGGTCGTGACGCGAATGTCGAGCGCGCAATCGTAGGTCCCGACGACGCGACGTAGTCGGTGGATGCCTTCCTTCGAGTCGCCTGGGTGCTGGGTCGTCTCGGTGAAGGTCATCCTGTGGTCTTTGATCTGCGTGTCGATCAAGGCTATCTCGGTCTGATTAGCGAGGACCTCTTGCCACTGTCTCGACCACTGGCAAGTCGTGTCGAGTCGGTTGTAGGTGTATTGTTCATCGACCAGCTCGAAGGACGACGACGGCGGCGTGCCGAGTGATGCGAGGAACGTCGTCGACTCGGCGGTCGCGTTCTCGCTGGCCTGCGCCTCGGTTGACGTCGCGGTGTAGATGCCCGAGAGCGTGACGATAGCTTGACGACCAACCTCGTAGTCGACCGTCGACTCTAGTTGCACGAGACCCGAGGCCGGGTTCTCGCTCGGCATGTCGGCTTCGACGACGCAGGTATAGGCGGCGCTCGCACCTCGGTCTGTCATCGACACTCCCGACTTGGTGCAGCTCGATCGCGAGTCCAAGAAGTGAACGCCGGCCGTGAACGTGAACGACGTACCGCCGACGTTGACGACGAGGTCTTCGTCGCGCTTGGAGAAGTTGAGTTCAAGAGCCTCGGGCATAGTCTGCCGGGCGGCCGCCGTCGCGGCGACGAGCATCACGTTGAACGTCAACCTCATGTGATCGTAGGCGCGGTCCATCACGTAGCCGCCGTCGATTTGGCGACTCGTCGAGGTTCCGCCGTATGCGGTGCCCGCCCAGGTGATCGTGACTTTGCTATCGAGTGACATGATTAGTTGAAGATGCTATCCCAAACGTATGCCCACGCGCGTCCACTAAGTTTGAAGAAGCCCTTCGTAGCGGCGACGATAAGCTCGTCGAGGCTCGGCCCCTTGATTGCTTGGCGAACGATGTTGCGGCCCTTCGCTTGGGCTTGGCGAATGTTGTCGTGATAGGAAAAGACTTCACGAATTGCCTGCTTGCTCGTGACGCCCATACCGACACCCATCGCGAGCGCCTGGACGGTGTCGTTGCGCGCTGCGCGTCGCGCATTGGCGCTGAACCCAACCTTCTCGTCGATGAATTGCTGGAGCTTGGCTTGAATCGGAATCATCGCACCAACCCACGGGTCAACTTGTCCGTCTGCGCCGCGCATCTTGCGCGTCACTCGGTTGACCGCCGCCCACCCACCGAGAAAACCAATGAGATTCTTAGCGCGGCGCTTCGTCGCGGTCTTGATCCGCGAGCGTGCGGTTGTCCGCGTCTGGTTGCGCTGCTGGCGTAGTCGCTTGAGTGCGCGCTTCGCCTGCTTTGTGAGCAAGTCGACCTTGATCTGAAAGGTTTCAGCCACCGAGCGCCTCCAACAACCGCTGGAAACCCGTGCGGATCTCTTCGATGGTGCCGTCGGTGAACTTGTCGAACGGTGTCTTGAGGTCTTCGTCGAGTCCGCGCGAGCCGCCAATCGCTTGCATAATCGCGGCCGCGCCTTCTTGCTGCGGCTTGTGCCGGCTGCGGAGGATGTTGTTGTAGAACTGCTTGGCGTCGTCGGCGTTGCCCGCGTGGTAGGATGTCATCGCGAAGGCCGCGATCGTCTCTTCGCGTGCCGACTTCTTGGCGCGCGAGAGCTGCGCGCCGAGACTGTAGTCAACATCAGCTTGGACACCCGAGAGCGCGTCGCTTGCGATGTCGCCAATGGACGAGAAGAAACCGACCGAGCCGGCGATCTTCTTGCCGAGAGCAAATCCAGCACCGGCTCCGAAGCCTTTGCCGAACGCGCTGCCGCCGCCACCTCTGCCGCCTTTGCCCTTGCGGTTGATGCGGCCCGTCGTCGCCTCGCCTTGGCGTGCGAGTTCCTTGAGATCGCGTTGCGCTCGGTCGGTGTCGAGCTTGAGCTTGGTGACTGCGCCCTTCGCCATCTACTTACCCTTGCCCTTCGCGCTGCGCTCGGTGCGAATCAAGTGACACGTTCGATCGGCCATCGACTTCAACTCGGCTCGCTCGGCCTGCATGATAATCTTGTCGAGGAACGAATCGGCACTGTCGAAGTGCGCGTCGCGTCGAATCATGTCCGCGCCGACCGCGCTCTCGTATGCTAGTTGTCGAATGATGACAAGGTTCGACCGAAGCGTGCTCGACATATGGCCGTCTTCGCCAGTCGCGCGTAGTAGTGCAGGGTCGCTCTCGACGTAGTCGATCGCGGCGGCCGCCGACGCGGCCTGGGGCAAATAGTCGCCCATCGAGATGGCCGAGTCCTGCGCTTGAATGAGGCGCGCGGACATGCCGCCCGAGATGCGACGACCGAAGTCGTGGTATATGAGCGCCGCGTCGTTCGCGAGCATAGCCCAGCCGAGAATCGGAACGAGACGGGTGCTCATCGCTGCCGCCTTCGCGGTATATTTCGCAACCTTGAGCTTCGCGGCGGACCCCTTGCTCAATCTCGGACCGCGCCGCTTGCGCTTTGGCCCCAACCGACGTCGCGCCATTCGCGCGCGTCGTAGGTTTCGCATCGACCGGCGGCGCTTCTTCTCTTGACTGCGCTCTTGGCGTTCCTCGGCCGCGCGTTCGCGTGGACTGTTCCGCTCATGCTTGAGCCGAACTTGCATTGTCATGTCGTCGCCGAGTCTCACGTTGTCTTGATGCTCCCGACGACCGGCTCGCTCGCGCCTTCGACGAGCCCGTTCTTCCGCGCATTGTATGTCGCGAAGATGCAGTATGTTTTGCTGGCAAGCGACGTGACGTCGATCGTCTCGGCGTCGCTGACCTTGCCGGCGCTAGTGCCGTCGGCCGGGCTCGACGGCGCGGTCGCGCCGGTCTTGTAGACGAGGTCGTACTCGACGAAGTCGAAGCGGCCCCGGCACATATCCGCGCCAACCCAAGTCCAGAGCGAACCGGCGAGCTTGAGTTCTTGCGGTGCGGTGTAGTGCGCGTCGGACATACACCACGCCTTGACGGTGAACTCTTCCGAGACGCACTGGAGCCCGTTGAGATTCTTCGGCGTCGAGACGTCGACGCCGCTTAGTAATAGCTGGCAACCGTCGGACCCGTTCAGATCGCGAATCGCGAACCGGGCGCGCTCGGTGATCTCGGAAGAACCGCGAGCGTAGGACGTCCTGAGATCGTCGGTTGAACCACCGATGACCGCGTGCTCGCCCATCGGATCGCCGGCGACGGCCGCGACACAAATGACCGTGAGGCTCTGCTCGATCAAGTTGGAGTCGTAGGGGTCGCCCGGTCCGCCGCCGAGGACGACGAGTGCGAAGGGGAACGCGCTCGGCATCTGCTCTTGCGTCGGCTCGCCCGACGTGACCCGCACAGCGTCGTCACCGAAGACGACGGTGCCGCCTGGGACGTTCCAGACGACGCGCTCCAACTCGTACTTGATCTGCTGGGCGAGCTGTCCGCCGTTCATGCCGTCTGCTCCCCACCGTCTTCGGCCAGCTCGGGCAGTACGATCTTGTCGGGGAGGACCTTGCGCTCGGTTGGCGGCACGTATCCGGGCCTCTGGGAGTCCGGTGGCAGACCGCAGAGCCGGCGGGGCGCGTCAACGTCCTCCTGGTCGGCCTGAATGCGTTCTCGTCGCCTCTGGAAGACCCCGCCCATATTCGGGACGGCCCGAGGCCGAGGCTCTCCTGGGGCATTTGGGAGGACCGAGCGAGCTGCCTGTTCAGCGAAGCCGCCCTCGTCGATCGCGGGGCCACCGCCGTCGGCGAGGCCGTCGGCGACTGCCGAGATCACGACGGCAATCGCGCCGGCGGCGGTCTCGGCTCTGTCCTCGGCGAAGTCGTCGCCCGCCTGGGCAAGAGTCTCCTGCTCGTCTTCGTCGTAGATGAGGAACTCGATGATAGGTTGCGGGGAACAGGCTCGAAGCCAACGCGCATAGGCGACGTTGGATAGCTTGCCGACGCGGGGCGTCTTCTTCTTCTTGAAGGGGTACCACATGGTTCTAGGACGGGAAGGTCATGTCTCGGACGAAGGCAATGGTCAATGCGTTTCCGTTGGTGTCTTGGAACGCACGCGCCGCGAAAGGAATGATGGTCTCGACGCCCTTGCCAAACTCGATCTCGATGCCGGGCGCGAGCTGGGGAATGGCGTGGTAGACGATGACGCCGGGGATGTTGTTGTAGTCGTCGGGCGCGTAGAGCAAGGTGATGGCGCGACTGAGCGCGGATTGACCGGGTATGACGACACCGGGGGCGGTCCACATTCGATGTCCAGTGACCGCGCCGACGGCCGTGTCGCCGTCGGTCATCAGGTACCGGGCAGCGTCGTCGTCCCAACCTCGCAGCGCGCAGCCGCAAGCGTAGCGCCGGTCGGCTTCGAGAATGTCGGTGGGTCGGCCGATGCCCTCACCCTCGATCTCGTATTGTTCGCCGAGCGATTGAATCGAGAACGCCATCGTCGCGCCGAGCACGGTGCCGCCCCATTTGCCGTCTGAGTTGGTGATGCTCTGGGGGTTCCAGATAAGCCGACCCGAGGCGCGCATCGTCTTGTGTGAAATTCCGGCGGCCATTACTGAACCTCCATGATGCGAGTACCGACGAGCTTCTGCGCGTTGGTCAAGGTGCGCTTGGTGATGCCGACGAACGGCCGCGCTTCGACCTCGCCTTCGAGTTCGGTGTCCTTGAACTTCTTGTTGAGCAAGAAGCCAAGCTCACCCACCCAGTCGCGGCCCCGACCCCTGAGCCATTTGTAGAGTAGACGACGGACTTGCGCGTTGATTGTCCGCGACTTGATAGGGCCGCCGTCGTGTAGCACGTCGGCATAGTGGACAACGGTGCCCACCGTCACGGTGTCGCCCGACACGGCGTAGGTGATCGAGCGCATGAGCAGACCGGTGTCACGAAGTACGGGGCGGTCGTCGAAACGCCGCTTGACTGGACTCTTCTTGCCTGACCACAGGTCCTCGATGACACCGTAGACGTTAGGGACCGCGCGGGCCGACCACCGCTCGCTACCGAATCGCTGCTTCTTGAACGCGCCGCGCGACTCGGCGACCATCATTATACCGATTTGCTTGAGCGCCTTCTCGGGGTTCGCCAAGTTGGTTTTCCAGCGGCGCATCTTCGCGCCCTGGTCGAAGTCCTTCTTGACCATTTCATGCGTCCCGTGAGCTTCGAGCCGAAGGCATGAGGCCCAGCGGTAGCGCGCGGACGTCGGCCCAGGGTTCTGGTTTGGTTCCGTCGGAGAGAAGCCCCGAGTGTTGCGCGACGTTGGAGTTGCTCGACGGACTCATGCGTGAGCGTGGCCCGGTGCGCTTGAGCTTGTCGACGATGCCGTCGGTGAAGACCTCGGCCCACTCTTGCCGCGCGATCGTGACGGATACGCCGCCGCGCTCCCACAACATCGCGATCACCCCGCGCTTGGCGACCTCGACGTGAAGCCCGTCGTTCTCGTCGTAGGCGACCTGGGCGTAGATGATCCAGATGTTGATGACCCCAAGCGCCGCGTTGTCGCCAACGGTCTCGTCGATCGAGGTCTGGTTGCGCTGATGGATGTTCGTCAGCGTGATGAGCTGCTTGCTGTCGTAGGACAGCTTGACCGCTTCCCAAAGATCCTCTGCTGCTGTCATGGTCTAGGGGTCCGCGAAGGTGATAGAACCGCCGGTCGTGTGCGGAAGGTAGCCGAGTCCAGCTCGCCACAGGTTGTAGTTGATCTTGCCGGCGTTGGTGTCGGATTGCGTGTCGGCGAAGGCCAGCTCGTCATCGACCACCCACGGCGTCGGGCTCGGGTCGTTCATCCGGGCAACCCACCACGTCCCGTCGAGCGGCACGAGTTCGCAGAATATGAGATCGTCAATGAGCAAGTCGCCCGACGTCCAGCCGGCCCACTCGACTTCGACGTCGAAGTCGTTCGACGTCGCGCCGAGCGCGAAGTTCTTGAACCAGGAGTCGGCGTTCAACGGCAACATCACTTCGTTCCATCCGGTGGCGAACGTCGACAGGTCTTTCGACACCACCTCGTCACCGAGGCGGAGCTTGAAGCTGCCGCCCGCACCCTGGGCACCCGGCCCCGCGTCGCGGTTGACCATCGCGCGGAGGAAGTAGGGGCGGAATGGATTGAGCGACGCGATCCGCATGTTGGCGAGCGTCTGCTTGTAGCGCGCGGTGCCCGACGCGGCCGAGACTCCCATCAGCATCGAGGCGTCGGTATCCGCGCCGGGGTATGTCGCGTAAAAGCGCGCCGCGTTCTCGTCTTGGATCGCCTCGGTGCCGGCGACGAACTCCCAACTTGTGAATCGGTCGGTAGCCGTCACGTCGTAGGACGAGAAGGAAGAGTTGCGGAGCAAACTGCCGGCCGTGCCACCGCCGGCGTTCCGGTTGCGAAGCGCGAGCGACTGTAGCGCGCCGCTGCCATGCGTGACAATCTCAAGGTCGTCGCGCGAACGCGTCTCGCCGATCAGCTCGAATTCCTCGGCGTGCTTCTTGACGCCCGAGTTCTGATCGCGGCGGCAACGAAAGACCTTGGCCTCAACCGTGACCGCGTCCATCTGGTAGCCCCTCTCGTCGATGATGAGCCGACTGATCTCGCCGTCGCCCGTGCCGGTCTTGGTCTGCGCGATGTCAAGGACGATACCGCGCGACTCGACGCGCTCGGAACCGGCGGCGAAATGCTCGTAGATTGCGGTGATCAAGTCTTCGACGGTCTCGTAGTTGGAACCGACTGAGCCGGCGGCCTGGAGCACCTTGCCGTAGTCGAGGATGCACGGCGCTATCGCGTCGAAGATACGCGACGAACTGACGAGAGCGGACAGCCCGGCCCGGAACTGCGCTTGCCACGTTGCGAGCATGTCTGGCGTGAACTGTCCCTTCAACGCACTCGTCAAGACCTCAAACTCATTCGACGCGCCGGCAAGAGTGTCGGCGTAGACGCGGGTCTGCTCCACGATGTCGATAGCTTTGCGCCACTGGTCTTGGATCTGGTCTTCGGTTAGTGCCATGTGGCGTCCTCGGGTCTAGCTCAAAAGGGCGTTGATTTCGTTGATGTCTTCCGGCCAGAAGATACCGCCCTGGAAGATCGTCTCGGGGCAAGTTAGCTCCCGACGCGGCACGGCTTGATCGAGGCAGAGCTTGAAGAACATGAACTCGGCGGCCGCGCGATCACCGGCGTGGCGTGAGTATCTCGGAACCTGGGTACCGTTTTCTTTCGCCTTCACGATCTGCGCGGACGTCGGGATGATGACCAGCTCGGCTTTCCTCTGCCGCTTGAAGACGTGTCCGGTGTTGACGCCGGTCCCAGGTTCTTCTTGCTGCCCAGGTGTCTCGGTTGCAAAGCGAATCACCAACCGGGGCAGCACCTCGCGCAGTGCAATGATGTGGTCTTGAGTGACCGCGCGATGGAGCCCGCCGATCGACGGCACGCGAATCTTCTGCCCGCCGGGGTTGACCGGATCGGCAACGAAGATTTCGTTTCGCTTCGGGAAGTTGAGGCCGACGATGTTGATTTGCGAAATGGGGCAGTCGGGCGTCACGCCCATCCAATAGGCATGTTCGGTGCCGAGGGTGACGCCGGGGAGGTCGTCGAAGTTCGGAACGAGTAGATTGCCGTCTACGTGGGTGGTCTGAATTTCCACTTCGGTTGTCATGGTAGTCCTGTCCTCTTGGGGTTGTAGGGCTGGAGTCGGTTTGGAAATGTCAACGGGCCGCCGTCCTAGTGGAACAGCGGCCCGTGGAGCCTACCAAGGACGGGCGCGGCCCGCTACTGCTAGGAGTTCGTGGTCTCGATGGCACCGTAGGGCAGCGAGATCGCGCCCGAGCTACGGCTCTCCCATTGGATGTACTCTTCGGCCTTGCTGCGGTTGCTGTCCGAGTTGTTGTCGCCTTCCAGCGCCGAGAACTCTTGCACGCCTTCGCGGTCGATGAAGAAGGTCGCCTGCTTCGGCGGGTTCGCGAGGAAGCAATACCAGTTGTTGTTGCCGGTGAGACGTGGGGAACCCCACAGCTCGATGTTGCGGCTCGCGTCTTGCACGAGGTTGGACGGCGTCGCGGTGCCGCCGGAGCTGACCTGACGTTTCTGGAGGAAGGCTTGCTCCATCGCCTCGGTCATGCCGACCGGGTGGATGATGAGGAAGCCGGACTCTAGCACCTCGTCGCCGAGAAGAGGCTGACCCTTGCCGTCCTCAAACTGCTTGAAGCGGACGATCGTGTCGTAGAAGTCGGTGAGGACAGCGGCAGCGGTCACACCCGAGCCGGCGATCGTGTTGCCGCCGGTCGCGCCGAAGCGCGCGCCGCCGTCGCCGTCGGTGGCATTGAAGAAGCCCACGCCATCAGGCGCGTTGATCGTCGCCGGCAAGGTGTTGGTCGTGCCGGCGATCAAATCGAACAAGAACCGTTCGGGAAGTAACGCGGCAGACGTGCCGGCCATGCGGGCCATTTGCATGAGCGTCTGCGTCTGGTCGTCCTTGCGGTCCCACTTGCTCCACGGCACCCTGCGACCCCACTCGTAGATCGGCACGTTGAACGTCACACTGTCCATCGCGTCGGTCGGGATGGTCGTGTGCCGCTCCCAGTATGTCATGTGAGGCGCGGCCTCGAAGTAAGCGAAGTCGTGCTCGCGGTTCGTCGCGCCGATCGAGAGATCCATGACCTTCGACAACCGCGAGTCGGCTTGCCGATTTCGGATGGCCTCGTAGGTGTCCGCGAACTCGGTCCGCAGCCCGTTTGCCAGAACGTTGCTGGCGATGACTCTTGTGCCCATTGTTCAGATCCTCTGTTGGTCGGGTTGGTTCGGTTCGCGGTCTAGGTGGCACCCGTGAGGTACCGAGTACTGAACGCGGTCGCGGAGTAGAGTTCGACATCGCAGTCGGCGGCGGATCGCCACCGGATGATGCGGCCGATAGCTCGGGAAGTCGAAGCCGCGTCGAGCACGGCATCCACGAGGATGTTGTCGGTCGTGCAATAGACCTCCAAGCCGACGTCCGTTTGCGCGGCGCTTGCGATGGGAATGTTCTTGACGATGAACCCCTCGTCGTTGACCGGGCACGTCGTATCCGAGCCGGCCGGGGTCGCGGTCGCGCCTTGCGCGCCTTCGAGGGCGACGCCAATGAAGTCGTCGGTGGCAACATTCCCCCACTCCATCAACTCGCCGGTAGCGACCGACAAGCCTACGAGTCCGCCGGCCTTGATCTCGGCCGTGGTCAGAATGTCGTAGACGTTTCGACCCGTCGGGTGAGTTTCTAGTACCCGGTCTGCTAGGAGTGTCGCCATTGTTCAGATCCTCTTGTTGGTTGTTCGGGGTTGCGCGCTAGACGGCTTCGGCTTCGGCGGCCGCGCTCTCGGCGCGCGCCATGTTGTTCTTGACGTACTGCTCTTCGGTGAGCTTCGAGCCCGCGCCGGCCTCTTGGAGCTGGCGATACTCGCGGCAGAACGCCGCCGCCGTGTGGACGTCTTCGGTCCCACCGCTCTGGTACTTCATTGCGATTGCCGGCACCTTGCCGCCGAGTGCTTTGAAGGCCGCCTTGGCCTGATCCGAACGCTCGCCGGGGTCGATGACCGTGTTCTGCGCGAGCGATTCGACGTAGTCGCCAAACGCTGCGCCGCCGTGCGCCTTGTGGAACTTGACGAGCTTGCCCTGGAGGTCGGCCCCGAGCGGCATCCCCTTGAGCCGAACGAGCGCACGAGCGACTTCGCTGACGCGCTTCTCTCGGGTGTCGCGTTGGACGCCGGCGGCCTGGAGCGCGTCGACTTGACCTTGCAACTTCGCCATCGCGACCAGCTCGGGAGTCCGAGCCTTGAGCGTTGAGACTTGCTGGATGGGTTCCTTCTCTTCTTCGGCCGTGATGGTTTCCTCTTCGGCGGGCGTTTGGTTCTGGATCGCAGCGAGAACCATGTCGAGATCCTTCTGCATGACCTCGCCGGATTCCAACGCCTTCGCGACGGCGGCCCAGTCGATACCGTTTTCGCCTTCCATCATGTCCGCGTCTTTGTCCTTGTCGTCGTCTTCCATGTTGGCGTCCTTGTCGTCCTTGTCGTCCTCCATGTTGGCGTCCTTGTCCTTGTCGTCCTCCAGGTTGGCCCGTGTCTCGGTGCCACCCAGGTTGGCGATGCGTGCGGCCTCGGCGGCCTCGGCTTCCTCTGCGATCTGTTCGGGCGTCTTCATGGTCGAGTCATCCTTGAATGTGACGTAGGCTTTCGTGCCAGCGCGGCGGAAACATACCATCGTTCCGCGTCGAGCTGGGGCGGCTCGGGTTTGGAAATTTGCATTTGCGACAGCTTGGTCGGTGCGTTTGTCCTCGACCGGGCCGGCAACTTGGAGCATCGGAAGCTCTAAGTGCGGGGCCTCGTGGTCGAGTAGGGCGAGGCCGTCGATGCTCGCTTCGGCCGTGTAGTCGTGGATCTCGACCGACCGATAGTTGAGTTGGTTCGTCCTAACTTCCCATTGCGCGTTGGGGTCGGTGAAGATCAAGTCGGCGTAGATCGCCGTGCGCCGTTGGCCGTCGAGGGTGATGGGGCCAGTGCGACGGATGCGGAAGTAGCCGGCCTTCCGCACCGAATCGTTCGCGGCCGTCTCGCGATCATGGTGCCGAATGTGCATCGGCGGTTTGTAGTCGCCGGTCTGGCGTCGCATCGCCTTCTTGAATGCCGCCTTGACCCACAGCTCGTCGAACTGGAGAGGCTTCGACTCGCCTGACCCGCCGGCGTCAAACGCGCACGCGCAGAAGATTGGTACGTCATAGAGCACGAGGCCCTCGTCGGTCAGCTCCGCGCGGTAGCCACTAACAATGCCCTCCAGAGTTGTCTCGGTCATCGTACGATCTCCTGAACGACGAGATGATAGACCGTCGTGCCGCCGCTGTCGTCGGTCTGGATGTTCCAAGTGCGCCCGGTGTCAAGCGCGAACTCTTCGGTGTAAACGGTCGCCGCGACCATCACCGCGCCGGCGTTGAAGTAGAGCGCGGTGCCACTACTCGGGACGAGCTTGACCTTGACGGCCGAGCTGATAGCGAGGGTGATGCGGACGATCGCCTCCTGCTTGTGGACCGTGAAGTCAGTAGTCAGCGCGTTCGCGTTCTGGGCGATGATCTTGTCGGCGATGATCTCTGCGTGATGCCGTGCTTCTACCATTGGTCAGTCCTCATTCTGTTGCTGTTCCGCGTCGATGATTCGCTCGATGCCTGCCTCGACCGCCCGAGAAGGTTGGGCAGTCTCGTTGTTTAGTAGGCGGTACACCGTAGCACGATTCGCCGGGATCTCGGCGGCGACTTTCAGGATGCCCCTTCGCAGACATATGCGATCGAGCTTCGGCTTTAGCATGTCCCACTTCTCGCTCATGTCTTTCCCGAGAGCAAGAGGTCGGGGCGGCCGCCGTGCCGGAACCCAGAGTCGGGATGCGCGCCAGCGGGAATGTTTCGCGTCCAGGTCGCGTCATCGAAGACCGTAACCTCGACCATGTCGCACCGGCAGTTGTAACCTAGCGGGCTGGCGAGGTGCGCCCAGCGCGGATCGCGCGTCTTCATCGTGATCCCGTCGGCGGCTGCGTGGTTGTCACGAGTATCGCTCCGGCAGTTGCACCGGTGTTGACGTTGGTCCTGAAAACCATGCGCGAGTAGCTCGCCGACCACTTGCGCGACCGCTTCCGCATCGCGTTGATGTCCTTCGCGAGTCGCGTGCCGGCGTCAACCTCGCCCGAGCCCGAGCGGATCAACTCGGCAAGTGTCGCCTGCGCGTGCTTGGTGACTGACGCCTCGGCCGCGCGAGCGAAGGCGATGATCGGCTTGGTCGCGCTGCCGTAGAGCTTGGCGATTGCTAGGGCCGTGCGCTCGGCGGCCGCGCGGATCGTCACCGGTGTTCGGTCGACTAGCGCCTCGATCGCGGCGGCGAAGGTGTTGTGCGGCATGACGGTCTGGATCGTCGTCTTGCCGAACGCGATCATGCGCGAACGATCGCGCGCCAAGGTGACGCCGTGACCACCGAGGACCGCCGCCGTTTTCTGCAATGTGACGGTCGCGCCTAGAATCTCGGCGGTGCCGACGGTCTCGCGAATCACCTCCTGTAGTCGTAGACGGGAAGCTCGGGCCTCGGGTCGGTTGCCGACCATCACGGCGGCGTGCAGGTCGTTGATCGCATCGACGTAGTGAACCGCCGACTTGTCTGTCACGTCGTCGAGGAACTCACCAACGTCAAATCTCAACGCATCAACGCCGCCTCGGCCGGGGAATCGACTGGCGTTGCCGGATTGAACGCGGCCGCCTCGGTGACCATCTTCGAGGCGATCTCGTGATCCATGCTAAACATCGACGTCAGCATGAGGATTGCGGTGTTAGGCGGCAACGTGTTGGAGACCACCCGGTCGATGATCTCGGCGGCCGCTGAAACTTGTGCGCCGTTGAGCGCGGTGTCTTGGATCTCGGTGTCTTTGCTCGGCGCATCCAGACTCGCGACGCCGTCGCCGGACTCGGTGAACGCGTCGTCCATGCCGAGATCCGAGAACAGCGTGCCGTTTTGGTTGACACCGCCGGGGATGATGACCGGGTCGATCGTGTCTTCACCTTCCTTGGGAATGCGGAAGCCGATCTGGTCGAGGAAGTCATCGCGCGAGAGTCGAACGCCCATGCGGTTCGCGATCTCGCCAATGGCCGCGCGTTCCTTCGGGTCCATGATCTTCTCTTGCGCGATCGAGAAGTTGGGGCGCTCGCGTGCGATGTCCAGCTCGACGAGGTTGGGCCAGTTCATTCGCCAAATGTAGGCGATGAGCTGCGCCGAGAGCATTTCTTGTAGCGTCTCGCGATCGTAGCGCAGCAACGCCTCGGTCGAGTTCTCTTGCACTTCGGCGAGCGCGTAGCTTCCGCCCTCGGAAGCCGCCGTCGTGAGGTTCGCACCCATGACCAACGTGTAGATCGTATTGCGTAGCTCGGCGCGAATGTCGCTCAGGAGTTGGTGCCCTTCCGAACTACCGCTGATGACCTCGACGATGTCGTTCTTGTCCGAGACGAGGACGTGTCGCGAGCGTAGGTCTTCGAGAACCTCTTGCCACTCGGCGATCAGTTGCGTGTTGGGTTTGCCGTCCGCGTCGCGGACGCCGTCGATGCGCGCGTGGATGATCCCCTGGGCGAAACGCTCGACGGCCTGGAGCGATTCTTGAAAGACGTGGGTCTTGGCATACCACCACCAACCAAGCGCCTCACGTAACGCGGTCCCGTGTCCAAGTGCCGCTTGATCGTCTTCGTAGACGTGGCGCAAGGTGGCGCGGAACTGGTCGGGCGAAAGGCTCTCGAATTCGCTCGCGCCGATGTTCCACCGCTCCCAATGCGTGTGGATGACGTTGTCCTCGTTGCGCGTCGCGATCCGGTACATGCGCTTGTCTTGGTCTTCGAGCGACGTCGGCACCCACCAAGTTCGCACCCGGCCATCGCCAAGCGGTAGATCCATCGGTTCGCCGTGAATCCGCGAGAACCGAGCGCCCGAGAAGAACGCACGCGATAGATTCAACCGAGCCCGCGTGAAGTGCTCGATGTGCTTGAGCAGCTCGGTCGCAACGTGGACCGCTACGTCGGAACGCGGGGAGCCCTCGACGGTCGGCGTGATCGTCCAGCTTCGCCCGGCGATGAGATGCCGGCGGTAGCCGATCGCGTGCCGGATATCGGCATCGCGCAGCATCTTCTCTTCGATCTCGGGCTCGCGCACGAGCCAGATCGACGGGTCGTAGAGCTGGATGCCGTTGCGGTACGCCTGCGAGAGCGCCCGGACGAAGAGTTGCTGCGATTGGTTGCGTGTCCGTAGCTCGTGAACCATCTATCGTTCGGGGGTTTTCGATTGGGGCCGGCGCTCTAGTCGAGTAACTCGCCGGCGTCGGTGACTGCGGGGTCCTCGGGCAACGCGTCGTCGTCCGACGGTTGCTCGACTTCTTCTTCGACGGCGGCCGGCTCGGCGACGGCGGCCGGCTCGGCGGCGAGCTGCGCGCTGCGGTGCCGACTTGGGTGAAAGGTCGAGCGGCGTCGACCGGTTCGACGGCGTTCTTGCACGCGTCGTATTGGGAGGCTTCTTCGGCAGCGAGAGCGGCGGCTTTGGCGGCAACGGTATCAGTCACGGAATCCTCGGGGGTTGTGGTTTGCACTCGGACCCTACCACGCCTCATAGATTACGACAAGAGAAGAGGGGCCACCCGCACCACCTCCCGTCCAGCCGACCTCGCCAAGCCGAACTGGTAGCAACCGCGAGCAGCCCCAAGTAATACCACGCTCGCCACCTTAGCGACAAGAACACAACCGCGCCTTCGACTCGTCGCTGCACTTATGATTCCGCCTTTTTGCAGCATCCTTCGCAACCGATCTCGATGTTGAAGTAGGAGTCGATGATGCCCGCACGACCCGCGCCAATGGTGTTGTCCGAGAAGTGAATGCGCCAAATCTCCACGACTCCGCACAGCTCAATATGGAACAGGAATTCACCGGTTCGGTCGTCGAGCTTGTCCCAGGGCGCGACCAACGGACCCTGCAACTTCTCCCAATGATCCGCAGGGGTCGAGACTTTGTCGCTGTCGCCTCCCCCTGGGTTCAGACAATCGCGGTAGTAGACCGTACCCTTAGAGACAGCCATTTCGTAGCGTCGCGCGGCGGCGCTCTCCGCGTCCCAGATCCAAGACAGGCGCATCCGATTCGCGCAACCTACCTTCTCCTGTTCGGCTTCGCACGCCCCTGCCCCGGTGTCGTCTCCCTGCTTGGTGGGGCAGATTCCGTCGGCATCCATGTCCTTCTCGAAGTACAGCACGCCAATCTTGTTCGGAACCGTGCCCGTGATCGGTTGAGACGCGGGTATGTCGTCGCTGTCAGACTCTTGGGCCAAATCACTCCCGTCGTCGACCCACAGCTCAAACGGCTTGCTTCGGGGTCCTTCGGGCAGTTCGCTATGACCGAAGGCGGCCTTGTGTCCTAGCAAGGAAACTTTCGCTGCGCCCTGCATCGTACTGATGCTAAGGATGGTTTCACACTTCTTGCAGTTGACCATAGTGCTCGCATCGTAGCACCTAGTTGACACCGCGCCTACAAGAACGCGACCGCGCTCCCAACTCGTGAGGGCGCGGTCGCGTAGGTGAGATCGCGAGGTTGCTAGTTCAGCAACGCGAGCGCCGCGTCGAAGGACTTCTTCCGCAGACCGGCACCGGAACCGAACCAGCTCGACTTGAGACTCGCCTCGTCGCTGCGCGAGCGGTGGTGGTCGATGTAGTCGGTGGCGGCGTTGACGAGACCGTAGACGGTCGAGCCGGCGAGGTCGTGGCCGGGGCCAGCCTCGAAGGACTCGACGACTTTGCGCTCCATCAGCGAGGGGTTCGTCGCGCGGTCGTCGACGAGCTGCTGTAGCTGGTCGATCGCGTCGGCCATCAGCTTGGCCTTGTGCGCGTCGGCTTCCTTCGACTTCGCGCGGAGCTTCGGCAGCAGGTTCATCGCCTTGACGTAGTCCTCGTCGAAGACCTCGCGGGCGAAGTCCTTGACGGTCTGGACGTCGACCGGCTTGCCGGCCATCGCCTTGTAGACCTCGATCGTCGCGGCGAACGAGGCGCGAGCGATCGCGATGGACTTGGCCGCCAGCGCGACCTTCTTGGCGACGTCGCC